GCCGCCGCGGGTGCCGCAGGCGCCGGCGCCACAGCTCTGGCGGGGGCCGGCGCCGCGGCGGCCGGCCCGGCCGACGGCCCGCCGAAGCCCGGCAGCCCGACCGAGGCGGCCTGCTGGAGCGCCCGCGGCATCGGCACCTCCGACATGTCCGGCAGCCCGCCCATGCCCTGGGCGTACTGCTGGCCCATGCCGAGCAGCGCCGCCACCCCGCCGGCGATCGCCTTGCCGTGGCCCGGCCCCGACGACTCGGCGAGCCGCTCGCCCGTCGAGAGCGCGTTGCCGAGCACGCTCGAGGCGTAGCTCCGCCGCGAGGCCGCCTCGCCGAACGTCTGGCCGCGCTGATTGATCTGGTCGGACCAGATGGCCCGGGAATTCGACAGGATGCTGTTGAGCTCGTCGACCTGGACCTGGGCCTGCTGGTGGGCCGCGGTGAAGGCGTCGGTCCGCTCCTGGGCCGTCATGCTGCCGTCGGCGACCTGCTGGTTCAACTGCTGCGCCAGCGACCCGAGGCCCTGGGCGATCTCGCCGTAGCGGGCCTGGAGGACGGGGAGCTGGGCGGGCTTGATCGTCGTCTCGTCGGTCACGGGGCGGACGACGGGCTTGCCGTTCTCGTCCTGGGTGATCTGGATCAGCCGGCCCGTCTGCGGGTCTCGCTGGATGGTCGAGGGCGGCTGGTAGTTCGGGTTCCTCTCGGTGGTGGTCGTGCCGTCGGGGTTCTGGAAGATCAGCCACTGGGCCGCACCCGGCGCCTGGATCGGCTCGGGCTTCGGCTTCTGGTAGTTCGGGTTCGGCTGCCAGGCGATCTGGCCCGTGGTCGGGTCCATCACCCCGTACTGGGGCGAGGTGGTGTTCAGCGTCCCGCCGATCGGCTGGGGCCGGTTCGCCTGCTGCTGCGACGTCGTCAGCCCCTGCGCGGCGGGCGAGGGCCCGAGGTCGCGGTCGTAGGCTCCCGTGTCGGGGTTCCAGCCCCGCCTGCGCCCCGTCGGCCCCGCCTCGGGCCCGTCGTCCACGAACGGCTGGCCGCCGGGCGGACGGTCGGCCCTCGACGCCACCGGGTTGCCGCCCGCTTGCGAGACGACGTCGAAGTCGCCGTCCGCGCGCCGCCTGGCCTGCAGCTTCGCGCCCGTCGGCTTGCCGTCGGCGTCGACCGCCTCCCAGACCTCCTCGGTGACGTTCACCTTGTCGGGCTGCTGGGCCGCCTGGGCCGCCGACAGGCCCGCCGCGCGGGCGGCCGTGTAGTCCTTGAGCGGGTTGTCGATCTCCCTGGCCGCGGTCGTGTAGGCGACCCGCCCGGCCCCGCCGTGCTGGGCGATCCACTGCTCGACCTGGTCCTGCGTCATCGCCATCGCGGCGCCCTCCCCCTCAGCTCGCGGCCGCGGCCCCGTACTTCTCGACGGCCGCCTTGCGGGCGGCCTCCTCGATCCGTCGGTCGAGGCTCTCCGGGTCGGCCTCGCCGATCTCGGCGAGCAATTGCTTGTCGGCCGCCGTCTTCAGCGAGCCGACGATCTTCTGGAGCTGCTGGCGCCGGATGGCGGGGTCGAGCGCCACGAGCTCGGGGTCGGCCGCGAGCTCGTCGCCCGCCTGCTTCAGCATCTCGCCGCGGATCGCCTGCCAGCGGCGCTGCTCGGACGCCCCGAGCGGCACCCCCGAGACCTTGCCGACCGTGAGCGTGGTCGGCGGGGCGGGGATGTCGTAGCCGGAGCCCTCGAACAGCCCGATGGCGGGGTCGGGCCGAGCGACGGCGAGCCCCCGCGCGGGGTTCGGCAGCGTCCGCCCGAGCACGTCCTGCCGCTCGGGCACGGCCAGCTGCCGCAGCCCGGGGAACGGCGTCGCCAGCTCCTGCCCGAACGCCGCCAGCGGGTTGTCGCGCTCGGACCGCCTGGCGGCGGGGTCGGTCGCGTTGGCGACGCTCCTGAGGATGCCCGCGTACGGCACGAAGCGGGTGGCCTGCTGGGCCGCGTAGGCGGGCAGCCGCTTCAGCCCGCCGTCCAGCACGTCGTGCAGGTCGAGCAGCCCCGACAGGCCCGCCTGGTCGGTCACGATCTGGGTGCCCCGCTTGACGGCGTCGGACGCCAGGTCCTGCCAGCCCGCGTCGCGCTTGCCGTAGCTGACGGCGTCGTGGAGCTCGCCGACCGCGTCGAGCAGCCCCTGCATCCGCCCCGCCCAGCGGGTCGGCAGGTAGTGGCCGCCGACGTAGATCGAGTGCGGCTGCCAGCCCTGGGAGACCATCTCGTCGCGCCGCTCGGGGTCGGCGGGGCCCGAGCCCGTCAGCGCCCCCCGATTCGCCAGTTGCCAGAGCGCCAGGGCCGCGGCGCCGCCCATCGCCTGGTCGTAGGCCGCGTGGAACGGCCGCTCGGCGCGGATGCCCGGCAGCAGCCCGACGCCGGGGATCAGCCGCCCGCCCCTGGCGAGCACCTTGGTCGAGATGCGCGCGAACGGCGCCATCAGCGTCGCCGCCACCCCCACCAGGTCGTCCCGCCTGGCCTGCTCGCCGAGCCAGGAGGCGACGGGGCCGGCCTTGCCGCGGTACGCCATGTCGTCGGCGTGGGCCTCGCCCGCGGCCACCACCCGCCGCGCGTTGTCCGAGGTCGAGCGGGTGGTCGGGTTCTCGAGCAGGTAGCGCGCGTCGCCCATCAGGGTCTCGACGTAGTCGCGGGCCTTCTGCCCGCGGTAGCCGCCCGCGCGGGCGACCGCCTGGGCCTCCTTGAGCATCCCCTGCTCGCGGTTGATCGGCCTGAACAGCGCGTCGGGCGACTGCGCCAGGACCTCGCCGGTGTACTCGAGCGCCCTGGCCGCGGCGTGCGCCCCGGTGCCGGCCGTCCGTTCGGACAGGCCCGCCCGGCCCGGGGAGGCCCCGCCCAGCCGCTCGGCGGCCTCGGGGCCCCTGCCCGCCAGGATCGCGCCCGCGCCGCGGGCGCCCTCGGGCGCGGCCGCGGCCATAGCTTTGAGCTGGTCGGCGTACTGCCCGAGGCCGCCGTGCAACGCGGCGTCGAGCATCTCCCTGGGCTGGATGTAGAGCAGGTCGGCCGCCCCGCCCAGCAGCTGGCCGACGGGGGTGCCCGCGCCGTAGGCCGAGTTGTACATGACCTGCTTGACCCAGTCGTAGGCCGACGGCGGCGTCAGCCCGCGCTCTCGCATGCGGTCGGCCCTGGCCGCGGCCGCGTCGGCGGCGTCGCGGACCTTCGGCAGGCGGTCGAGCAGGGGCCCGAGCCCGCGCAGCGCTTCGCCGGCGGCCGCGCCGCCCTCCTCGCCCGCGGCGGCGCCCGACGCCGGCACCTCGGGCACGAAGCCGCTTCCGAGCTCCGCGGGCGCCCTGATGGCGAGGCCCGCCGCGTCCCGAGCCGCCGCGAGGCGCGACGCCTCGGCCGCGGCATCCCTGACCGCCGCCCTGCCGAGGACGTCGCGGGCCGCGGCCCTGCCGGCCACCACCCCGAGCCCCGCGCCGCCGGCCGCGTATGCCAGGTGCCGCGTGGGGTCGTACGGCGCGCCCGTCGCCTGCTCCTGGGTGTCGGCGCCCATCTCGCCGACGAGGGCGCCCTGGGCCGCGTTGACGAGCCCCGCACGGACGCCGGGAGCGAGCTCGGGACGGAAGCCCGCGTTGGCGCTCGGCGCCGCCGACGTCTCGTACGGGTACGGCGGCACGACGCCCCCGGTCTCGCCGCCGCGCTGGGCCAGCTCCGACGGCAGCGTATCGGCGGCCTCGAGCGGCCGCCCGAAGCCGGCCCCCTCGATCCTGGCGCTCGTCGCCCGCCGGGCGTCCTCGAGCGCCGCCAGGGTCGATGCGGCGTCGTCGTACGCCGCGCGGGCCGGCGCGTAGGCGCGGTGGGCGGCCCGGAGCTCGGCGTCGGTGCCGGCGTCGGCGGCGTCGCCCAGGGCCGCGTCGAGCGGCCGCAGCCGCTCGGCCGCCGCGTCCAGCGCCGCCCTGGCGTCGGCGATCCGCGCCTCGAGGTTCGGGCCCCGTCCGCTCGGCACGAAGCCGCCGCCGAGCTCGAGCAGCGCCCGCTCGACGGGAGCGGCGGTGTCCACGGCCGGGGACAGGCCCGCGGCGCTCCGGCCGAGGCCGGCGACCAGCCCGGGGACGGCGTCCGCGGCCGCCCGAGCCCCCGCGCGCTCGAGGGCGCCGGCCTCGCCCCCGCCGACGTAGGCGGTCGGGTCGAGCGCCGCGCCGCCCACGAAAGCCCCGACGTCCTGGGGGCTGAAGCGGACGGGGCCGACGCCCAGGGTCGGCTCGTCCCCCCCGCCGAGCTGCTCGGCGGCGTGCCGGCCGAGCACCGCGCCCGCGGCCTGGCCGGCGGCCGAGGCGGCCTGCACGGCCCGCGCGGGCGCCGGCATGCTCGCCGCGATCACCTCCTCGGGGCCCGCCGGCGGCCTGGTGACGCCCGGGGCGACGGCCTCGGCGGCGGCCTGCCGACCGGCCTCGGCGGCTTGCCCCAGCAACGCGGCGGTGCCCGTCCAGGTCTGCTCGGGCGGCTGCGGCGGCAGCGGCTCGTCCCAGGGCGCGGGCGCGGTCGGCGGGGCCACCAGCGACCCGAGCCCCTGCCCGACGGAGGATGCCGCCGACGACAGGTCGTCCCCGACCGTCTGCGCGGCCGACGCGATGCCCTGCCCGACGCCGGATGCCGCGCCCTGCATGGCGCGGAGCGCCCGCGAGACGGGGTCGTCCTGAGCTTGCCCTGAGCTTGCCGAAGGGTCGTCCCGGCCCGTCGCCCCGTTCCACCAGGAGTTGAAGTCGATCATGCGACATCCCTCCTGGTACACTTGTTCTGCACGTGCCCCCGCGCTGGTGGAACAGCCGGGGGCGTGACACCGAGTGATTGGACCACCCGATGCCCAGGCAGTATACGCCCGGCCCGCTGCCGTTCCTGCCGTTTACCCTCGTCGAGGTCACCTGCGAGCAGTGTGCGCAGCGGTTCCTCGCGCGCCGGTCGGAGCGGCGTCCGCGGCGCTTCTGCTCGCGGCCGTGCGCGTGGGCTGCGCAGCGCCGGCAGGTGAGCCTCTCGTGCACGGTCTGCGGCCAGGCGTTCGAGGTTGAGCCATCGGTCGCGAAGCTCCGGAAGACATGCTCGCGAGCGTGCCAGCAAGCCGCGCTCCGCAAACCGGCGTACCAGCGCGTCTGCGAGCAGTGTGGCACCGCCTTTGAAGCGCGGCGCCACCAGGCGAAGCTCGGATACGCGCGGTTCTGTTCCAAGGCCTGTTTCGGCCGCTCGATCCGAACCGAGATCGAACGGGTCTGTGGGACCTGCGAGACGCCATTCGCGGCCGTCCCGTCGGCGGTGGCACAGGGCGCCGCCCGGTTTTGCTCGGTCGCGTGTGCCGACGCCGCCAAAGTCGTCCCGCTGCTGGACCGTATCTGGCGCCACATCGACGTGCGCGGTGCCGCTGAGTGCTGGCCGTGGACGGCGAAACGGCACGCTCGCGGATACGGCGAGACCGCGGACCGAGGCAAGCATCTGCGCGTGACCCGCGTGCTCCTTGAGGCACGACTGGGGCGACCCCTCCGTCACGGAGAACTGGCGCTTCACGCCTGCTCGAATCCTCCCTGTTGCAACCCGTCGCACCTGTTCGTCGGCGATCGTCGAGCGAACATGGCACAGCGCAAGGCCGAGGGGAAGTACCCCACCGGCCCCACTGCGCCCATGTCGCGAGAGAGCCGCGCCGCGCGCCGCGCTCACGGCGACGTCCCCAGGAAAATGCTCGAGCGGGCGGCTCCCATACCCAGCGAGGGCAGCTCGTCCAGGCGATAGCGCGTCCGCCCGCCCGACCTCGAGAGCACGTTCGCCGATTCGCCAAAGTCGAATTGCCGCGTCACAGGGTCATAATTTGTCGCGACATAGTAGTGCATGGGGGTATCGATCACGACCGGCCGTCCGGCCCGGACCTCGGCCGCGATGGCGGCCTCGTCCGCGCCTTGCTGGAGCCGGTTCGGGATACCCTGCGCGTCCAGCAGCTTCGACTCGGCTGCCGGCCCGGCCATCCCCTGGTCCATCGACCAGAGGCCCAGCCGCTCCGCGAGCTCCTTGGCCTCGCGCAGGCTCGGATTCCGCCCGACTGCACGCTGGAAGGCGATGGTCGCCGCGGGCCCGCACAGGGCCAGTGCCTCTTGCGTGCTCATGCCCTCGGCCTGCCCCTCCGTCAACTGGTTGACCGTCAGGCCGCGGCCTGTCTCGGGCGTATACGTGCCGAGCGGCGGCCTGCCGCCCGTGGCCGCCGGCGCCGGTGGCGCCGCGGGAACGGGAGCCGGCGCCGGCGGCGCGGCCGACAGCCCGCGCGTGACCGGCGCGACCTGATTGTCCCTGATGCTCGCGACCTTGGCGGCCCACTGGGGGTCGGTGGCGTAGCCTGCGGCGTTGACGTCGGCGAACAGCTTGCTCGCGTCGCCCGTCCGGCGGAACGCCGCGAGCGCGGGCGCGTAGCGCGAGTTGTTCTGGAGGAAGTCGAAGAAGCCCCGGAACCCCTCGACGGGCGTGTTGTAGGCCGCGAAGTCGTCCCTGATCTGGACGGGGCCCGACGGCGTCTGCTCCCAGGTGCCCGCGTTGACGCTGCCCGCCGGGCCCTTGCCCTTGATGCCGAAGAAGTTGTTGCCGATGAAGCCGCCGCCCTTGCCGACGTCGCCGTTCTCGGAGATGGCCGCGGCGAGCATCATCTCGGCGGCGTCGCGGTTGCCGCCGGCCGCCGCCAGCATGTGGGGCCAGGCCGAGGCCACGAACGCCTGCCGCGAGCTGTTGTCGATCGGCCCGCCCGGCTGCGGCGCGGGGCCGCCGGCCCCGGCTGCGGGCGAGGGTGCCGAGCCGGGGCCCGCCACGACGGGCGCGGCTTGCGGATTGGGGCGCGGCACGAAGAACGACGACGGCGACGGCAGCGTGAACGACCAGGGCTGGGAGGCGTCGCCGGCGCCGGGCTGCTGCTGCTGCTGCGGCTTCGCGCTCGGGCCCAGCCAATCGTCGGGCTTGCCGATGTCGAAACGGGGTTCTGGGGCCTGGGTCTCGGGTTTCGGGGGTGGCCCCCCTGAAACCGGGAACCCGAAACCCGACACCGGCGGCGCAGCCGCCATGACCTGGTCCATGACGGGCTGCATCAGCTGCGACGCCGAGTCGGCCAGGCCCGAGGCGGCGTTGCGCACGGTGTTCGTGAAGTCCCAGTTGCTCACGTCGTCCATCAAAGCCTTCGGGAGGTAGCCGGGGAGTGGCATCCGCTACACCTCCACCGTCGTCGCGCCGTTCGGGCTCGGCACGGGCAGCGTCACGGGCCGTCGGCACGAGGTGCAGCGGAACTGGTCGGCGTAGCGCACCAGCCCGCCGTCGACGCGGCGCATCACCGAGGCCCGCACGGGCGAGCCCGGGGCGATCGACGCGAGCACGTAGAACGCCACGGCGCCGCACGCCGGCTGCCGCACCGTGTGCAGGTAGGTCGCGTAGCCGTCGGGCGCCGCCACCGTCGTCAGCCCGCCAGCGAGCCCGCGCCCTGGGATGGCCGATAGGCGCTATAGGTCGCCTCGAACTGGCTCGGGTCGTAGCCCAAAAGCTTGCCGGCCGACTCCATGAAGCCGAGGTTGCCCGAGGCCTTGAGCCGCTCCATCTCGCCGCCCGCGACGCCCTGGCCGCCCTTTTTGTAGATCGACTCCATCAGCTTGAGGGTCGAGGCGTCCTGGTCCGACAGGCCGTCGTACGGCGAGGGCGGGGACGCCTTCGCGACCTGGCCGATCTGCTTCGCCCTGTCGTCGGCCTGCTGGCCGTAGCCCGCGCCGTAGCCGCCGCCCTGCGCGGTGACGGCGTTGCCCATCGCCCCGCCGCCGTAGCCGTAGTCGCCGCTCGGGCCCGCGCCGTAGCCGTACTGCGCCGACCGGTCCGCCCCGTAGCCGGCGCCGTAGCCGCCGCCCCGGGCCGTCGCGGCGTTGCCCATCGCCCCGCCCTGATCGACGCCCCCGCCCCCGTACGCCCGGTAGCCGCCCGGCACCCGGTGCGCCGCGTCGAGGGCCGCCTGCTGCTGCTGCGCGGCGGGCGTCTGGTTGGCCGCGTCGGCCTGGAGATACTGCTGCTTCATCGCGTCCGGCATCGCGTCGAACTGGGCGCGCAGCCTCGGGTCGAGATAGCTCGGGTACGGCCCGCCGCCGCCCCCGACCCCCGACTGCACCGCCAGCTCGTGCTGGTTGCCGCCGCCGATCGGCGCGCCGCCGGCGTAGCCGTAGCCGCCCCCGGCCCCGCCGTACATCGACGGGTCGTAGCCGCCCGCGCCCTGCCCCAGGAGTTGGCCCATCCGCGAGATCTGCGGGGTCGGCGCGCCGCCGAACGTGACGCCCGCCGTGTCGCCCTGCAGCCGCGGCGCCATCTGCGCGAAGCGCTGGGCCTGGAAGTACTGGTCGGGCGTCGAGGCCAATTGGGTGCCGTACTGGGCGACCTGGAGGTTGTACTGGCGCTGGGCCTCTCGTGCGGCCTCGGTCTGCTGGCCGCCGTACATGCCCGTGACGCCCGCCTGGTTGAGCCCGAACTGCTGCTGGAACTCCCTGGCCGCCTCGGTCAACTGGCCGTTGTAGGTGCCCGTCAGGCCCGCCTGCTGGGCCGCGATGTCGGCGGCCTGCTTCTGGGCCGCGAGCGTCTGCTGGCCCTGGAACGTGCCCGTCAGCCCGGCCTGCTGGGCGGCGATGTTGGCGGCCTGGAGCTGGGCCGCCTGGGTCTGCTGGCCGTTGTAGACGCCCGTGACGGCCGACTGGTCGAGCCCGAACTGGCGCAGGCTCTGCTCCTTCTGCGCGTCGAGGGTGGCCTGGGCGATCTCGTAGTTCTTCTCGGCGGTGTACTTGTTGATCAGCATCTGGGGGATGCCGACCTGCTGCATCTCGGCGGCCGCCTGCGCCAGCAGCCCCTGCTGGTACTGGCGGGTCGCCGCGATCTGGTCCTCCTGGGTGCCCGCCTGCAACTGGGCGATCTTGTAGGCGTTCGAGAGCTGGGCCGTGCCGAGCTTGTAACGATTTTCTATGTCCTTCAACTGGAGCGAGCCCGCCCCCTCGTACATGTCCTGGAGCGCCTGCAGCTGCTGCGGGTCAATAGCCACGGCGGGGCCCTCCTGGTACAATCGCAGCGACACAAAGTGCCCCCGGCGCGGCTGGAACCGCCCGGGAGCCGACACCAGGAAGTGAGGCTTCCCGATGCCCGTACAGTGTACCTGCGCCCACTGCGGCGCGGTCTACCGTCGCCCGCCGTCGCGCGCCGCCATCAACAAGTACTGCTCCCGTGCGTGTCGCCGAGCCAATCGCTCCGTCGAGGTCGTCTGCGCGACGTGCGGTACCCCGTTCACCCGCTACCGCGCGATGGTCGTCAGCGCGTTGGCGTTCTGCTCGAAGCGATGCAAGGGCGCGGCCATGCGCTACTCGCCCGAGCAGTTCTGGGCGCTGGTGCGCAAGGGCGACGACTGCTGGGATTGGCAGGGAAGACAGAGCTCGGATGGCTACGGCGTCTTCGCGCTCGACCATCAGCGCTGGCGCGCCCATCGTCTCGCCTGGACGCTCGCCCATGGCCCGATCCCCTCGGGACTGTTCGTCTGCCACCACTGCGACCGCCCGCTGTGTGTCCGCCCGGAGCACCTGTTCCTGGGGACCAACGATGACAACATGCGGGACATGCACGAGAAGGGCCGAGGGGTGCTGCCGCCGAGCGTCCTGTCTGAGCGCGAGGTCGTGGAGATCAGGCGCCTGTACGCGCAGTTCGAGGCCGGCTACGGCCGGCTCGCCCGACGCTTCGGCGTGCACGTGTCGACGATCGCGATGGTGGTCAATCGGAAGACATGGAGACATCTGAAGGAGTGACCTCTGAGCTCTGGGCCGCTGCGTGCCTCTGCGCCGCCCGCTGGAGGCGTTCCGCTTCCCTGACTTGTTCCGCCGATGAGGTAGTGCCCAGGGAATAAACGCTCTGCCTCGCCCGGTAGCGGAAGTGGGTCAGGTCCTCGGCCGTCGCCCGCTCGGCCGTCTTCGGGTCCATCCCGGCCTGGGAATGCTCCAGGAATTTTTGCTGCGCCAATTGCCACATCGCCTCGTCCGTCGCGTCGGGGTGCGGGGTCGACCAGGCGTCGACGCGGTCCTGCTCGGTCGCGGGCACCACGGGCACGTCGAGCGGCACGCCCGCCTTGGCGGCCGTGGCGTCGCCGAGCTCGGCCTTCAGGTCCTGCGCCACCGCGGCGTAGACGTCGCCGAAGCTGGGCGGCAGCTTCGCGGGCATCAGACGGGACCTCCCTGTCCGCCCGGCGCCGGCACGCCCGCGCCGTTGGCGGCCGGCATGGCGGGCCTGATCCCCATCTGCCCGGCCAGCCTGGCATCCGCGTTCACCGGCCCCATCCCCTGCGCGCCCTGGACGGTCGCCGCGATGCTGCTCCTGGCGCCCGTCTGGACGCCCGACGGCGGCTGCTGGCCGGCGCCGGCCGCGGCCGCGCCCGCCATCGCGCTCGCCTCCGGCGCCACCGCCGCCGTCGGGGTGCCCTGCGGCTCGAGCATCCCCTTGGCCTGCAATTCGAGGCGCTGCGCCTTTTCCTCCTCGCCCCGCTTGCGGGCGACGTAGGCCGACAGCTCGAGGTTCTCGGGCGAGCCGGGCGTCATCACGGCGCGGTAGTAGACGATCTCGGCGATCTTGTACGTCGTGTTCGTCTCGCCCGCGGCCTCCAGCACGTCGGCCACCGAGGCGTAGCCGCGGGCGGCGCGGTCCATGGTCAAGGTGACATTCACCGGGTCCGGCTTCTGCCGCCAGGTCGCCGAGACCTTGTACGAGGTCCCGACGTCGGCCTCCTTGAGCACGTAGCGCTGGCTGACGAAGCGGCGGCCGCCGGGGGCGTCGGGCGGCAGCTCCTCGTTGGCGTCGAGCACGTACGGGACGTCGAACGTCCGCATGACGGCGCACAGGCACTCCAGCACCCAGCAGGCGACGTCCTCGTAGCACTCCAGCACGCCCCTGGGGATGTCGCCGTGGGCCGCCTCGACCAGCCCCGACGACAGGCTCATGGCGTGGCCCGAGGCGCCCCGTCCCGCCGGCTGCGAGGGATCGGGCGCCGTCATCTGGAGCTGCTGGAGCATCGTCGCCATGGTGGCCTGGGCGGCCTGGCCGAGCGGCGGCGGCGCGTCGGGCTGGACCCGCCCGGGCGCCGTGACCAGCTCGCCGCTCTTCGGCGCGTCGTACTTCTTCAGGCGGAGCTGGTTCTCGACGGTCTCGGTGTACGCCTCGGGCGGGACCTGCTCGGCGGGCTCGACCCAGGAGCCGCGGAAGCTGGAGCGCTCGGCGTGGTGGACGCTGGCCGCGATCAGCCGCTCGAGCGAGAGGAGCAGGTCGGTGTAGGCGGCCATGAACGGCTGGCCGACCATGTCGGGGTCGGGGTCCGAGGTCCTGAGCCCGTGGTAGTAGCCCCACATCGGCGTCTCGATGCCGTAGGCGGCCTTCAGGTTGACCAGGGCGGGCTCGGGGTCGGACGACCCGCCCGAGACCCTGGAGGTGTCCTGGCCGCCGACCGAGTAGGCGATGCACGGCACCAGCGACTCGTCGTCCTCGTCCCAGAGCGTCGTGTAGAGCGTGTAGAGCCAGAGCTTGCCGCCCTGGCCGAGCCGGCCGGGTCGGTCGCCCCGCGGGATCAGGGTCGCCCTCTCCGAGGCGAGGCAGGGGCAGCGGTAGCCGGCCTCGAGCAGCTCCTCGCGCGAGAACAGCCGCCTGACGACCAGCCCGCGCGCCTCCCAGCGCCGGCCCCTGGTGCCGCGGACCAGGATCGGGGCGCAGTCGGTCGGGTCGACCAGGTCGACCACCACGTACGGCTGGGAGGCCAGGTAGTCCAAAAAGTCGCGGTCGTACTTCCGCCGCGACCGCGAGGCGTCGCGGCCCGTGTAGCCCGGGTCGTCGGGCTCGCGGTCCTCCCGATCGAGCGCGTAGCCCTCCTCGGTGTAGACGGGCGTGTGGGCCCAGTCGGCGTCGGCGGGCAGCACGGCCACGCCCCACTCGCCGTCCTGCACGGCCTTGCCGAAGAGATCCGGGGCCTGGATGAGCCCCTCCAGCGTGGCCTTGAGGACGGTCTCGATCTCGTCGGCGTTGTCGGAGGCGACGGGCCGGCCGTAGCGGGTCAGCTCGGGCGTGCCGTACTGGCTCGCCATCGAGTTGGTCATCGTCACGGCCATCAGCCGCTGGGGCAGCGAGAAGCCCTCGACGCGGGAGCCGCTCCCGCTCGACGCGCCGTCGGGCAGGGTGGTCGGGGCGCGGTTCTGGAGGTCCCTCGCGGCGCGGATCCGCTTGCGGGACTCGGGGAACCTGGCGTCGGTCGAGCGCCAGAGCGCCTGGAGCTGGCCGCCCGTCGGGGGCGCATCGAGGCTGATCGGATCCGTGTCCTTCGGGCGCGTGGGGGGCGACGTCATGACGCGCTCCGGAGCCCGTAGAGCGATGCCGAGACGGCCCGCGGCCCGTCGAGGTGCATCACGGCGTACCTCATGCTGTCGCACCCGTGGTCGTCGCGCTTGAGCGGCTGCTCCAGCAGGACCTCGCCGTACCGCTGCGACTGGGCCTTGTCCCAGACGTAGGCGTCGAGCTCCTCCTCGGTGCAGCACGGCTTCTTCTCGGCGTCGAGCAGCGGGTCGCGCTCGACCAGGCTGTCCCTGAGCAGGAACAGCCGCGGCTCGCCGTCGCCGGCCCTGGCGAGCCTGCCGGCGACCTTCTCGATCCCGAGCGTGACGTCCTTCTGGGCGGGCACGGTGAATCGCGGGCCGGTCGGGCGTGACGGGGCCTCGCGGCGGGTCGCCTCCTCGCACTGCTCGGCGGCGTGCGTCACGTGGGCCTCGAGCTCGAGCCGCGCCTCGGTGTCGTGGTCGGTGACCGTGGCGACGATCCGCTCGCCGCGGGACTGCTCGGCGATCGCGTGGGCCCACGCGCGGACCGTCCGCCGCGTGCCGTACAGCTCGCGGTAGCGGTAGAGCCGGCCGTCGGGGTCCGTCGCCCACCACTGGCAGCAGAACGGGTTGGTGAAGCCGAAGTCGATCGAGCGGTAGCGCGGCCAGTCGTCGGGGATGCCGAAGCGGTCGACGAGGTGGACGGCGGGGTCCCAGTCGGCGTAGACCAGGTTCTCGGCGGCGACCCAGAGGCCGTAGCGGAGCCGCTTCAGGCGCACCCCCGTCAGCGCGTCCAGCGTCGCGAGGTAGGCGGGGGTGACGGTCGGGTTGTCCTCGTGGCGCGACTCCAGCAGCTCGAGCGCGCCCCTGTTCGCCCGCTGCTTGATCCAGTGCGACGGGGCGTCGGGGTTGGTGTCGGCCAGGATCTGCTGGTACGGCATGACGCCGTTGCGGAGGCGGGTGGTCAGCTGCTCCCAGTCGTGCTCGGTCGCCTCGCGGGCCTCCTGCACGAAGATCAGGTCGTACTCGGTGCTCATGAGCTTCTCGACGCGGTCGAGGCCGCCGACCACGACCACGCTGCCGTTGCCGAAGACGTAGCTCTGGCGCTGGGCCCTGCCCGCGCCGAGCAGGGCCGGGTGGGCCTCGGGGACGACCTTCTGCTCCCAGGTCACCAGGCCCGACTCGGTCAGCGAGACGCGGGTCTTGCGGACGATCAGGCCGCGCATGCCGGCATATTTCTCGGCGGCGAGGAACAGCTTCTCGAGGCAGCCCCGCGACTTGCCCGTGCCCGCGGGCCCCGAGACGACCAGCTCGCGCGCCCTGGAGTGGAGCGCCCGACGGATCGCGCCGTACGGCCGGAACGCCCGCTCGGCCGCGGTCGGGCGGTAGGCGACGGGCGCGGCGGCCATCAGATGGCGTCCATGTCGATGTCGGCGACGACCTTGACGGCGGGCCCGTCCGAGGCGGCGGGCGGCGCGTTGTCGCGGTACTTGTGGGGGGCGCGGGCCTTGAGCAGGAACATCAGCAGGATGTCGGAGCACTCGACGATCGAGCCGACCCGCGCGCCCTGGAAGAAGACGGGCCGCTCGGCGCCCTCGACGGCCCGCCGCTGGGCCTCCTCTTCGAGCAGCTCGGTCGCCGTCTCGGCGGCGATGCCGACGGCGAGGGCGAACGCCTCGTCGTGCTCCATCCAGTAGCGGTAGGTCATCCGGTCGACGCCGGCGACGCGGCAGGCGGCGGAGATGTTGGCCCAGCGCTCGAACGAGGCCAGGAAGGCCCGCTTTTTCCGGTGGCGAACGGCGGCGCACAGCCGAGCGGCCATCGTCGGGCTCAGCGCTTCGGCGGCGCAGCTTGCCCTGACCCCGAGCGTAGCCGAGGGGGAGTCGAACGGGGCTTGCCCGCCACGCGCATGGCGATCGCCACCGCCTGCTTCTGGTACAATTCACTCATGAGTATCCCGATGGTCTGCGTCATCTGCGGCACCGCCTTCTCGGTTCGCCCCTATCGCGTCAAGAAATACAACGTCCGTTTTTGCTCTCGACGGTGCCTGGGGCTCGCCCGTATCCCGGCCATCGAGGCTCCTCGCCTCGCCGCCATTCGCGGCAAGGCCGCCCACAACGCTGCCGGCCTCATGAAGCGATGCGACCAATGCGGCGCCTCGTTCCGCATACCACCCAGCCGCCAAGTCACCAAACGCTACTGCACTCAGAGTTGCTACAGCGCCGCCCAGCGCGTTGACTCGCCCAGGCGATACGTCCGGATCACTGTCAATGGCAAGCGAGTCCTGGAACACCGACACGTGGTCGAGCAAGCACTTGGGCGCAGCCTCGAACGATGGGAGCAAGTCGATCACATCAACCGAGACCGCCGAGACAACAGGCTGGAAAACCTGCGCGTCTTGTCGATCCAGGAGCACGGTCGCGTCTCCAGTCACCATCGCGGGACGCCCATTACCTTCCTTTGCCCCTGCGAGACTTGCCAGCCATCCGAAGTGCAATAGCCACCGCTTGAGGCTGCTTTTTGCCCGCCTTGATCTCCCGCCGAATGTTCGAC